ACGGCTACGGCGACGGCGACGGCAACGGCAACGGCTACGGCGACGGAGGTTTGACGTGAAATACGTTCCCTGCACACCAGGCGGCACGCTGTGTTTTTGGCTCGCATCCAACACGCGCGAACAGGCTATCGAGCGGCTGCTGAAAGATGCGGCACACATGCCCTACGGGACATGGGAGAACTTCCAGAAACGCGGTTACACGATCGAAGAAATGGAGCGCGTCCCATGAACGCCCCTACCGCAACAGTCCTGCGCGGCCCGTCAGCCGTCAACGAAGTACGCGATCTGCTGGATCAGCTGGCAACCGTGGACGAGCTGGCCGAGCGGTGTACTTGCGGCGGCGACGAGGAATTCGATTCGTCCGGCGAAGGCTTGGCCTCGCTGATCAGCATCACGCCGGACGAAGTGCTCGAAGTCATCGCGCGTCGGCGCTCGGCGATCACCAACACGCTCGAAAACAAGGGTTTGCGGATAGCGCCCGCGCCATCGGTAGGAGACTCATCTTATGAGCCCTCGACCAATTGATGCGCTTACAAAGTTTCAATCAAAACATATTCCTGTCACTGAAACAGGATGTTGGTTATGGACTTCTTCATTAAGTCATAACGGATATGGGCAATTTGGGTCTAAAGGCAAATGCATTCGAGCCCATAGATTTTCGTGGGAATTGAAAAATGGGCCGATCCCCAAAGGAATGTGTGTTTGCCATAAATGTGATACGAGAAGCTGTGTAAATCCAGACCATCTGTTCATTGGAACCATCAAAGAAAACATTGCCGACAAGGTTAGGAAAAATCGTCAGGCTCGCGGCGAGAGTCTTGCGATAGCTCAAGGGAACAGGCTAAAGGTTGGTGAAAGAACAAACTCCGTTGTCTTAACAAAAAATCAGGTTATAGCGATAAGAAATGAGTCTGGAAGTCATGCAAAGATTGCCAAGAAATATGGGGTATCAAGTAGTGCAATCTTCAATGTGATATCCAGAAAGACATGGAAACATGTATAGGCCCGCGCCTAATGTTGTCCAGCCAATTTCAGAGCCGGCACCCCATTCCCACACCGTGCCGGCGGTTCCGGCAGAGGATTTGTATGACCCAGGTTGCACGAGTTGAGCAGAAGCAGGAATTGGCCGCACACGTTGACGTGTCGCCCATGTTCGCGATGATCGAGCGTGCCTCGCGTGACCCGAACGTGAACATGGACAAGTTCGAACGTCTGGTGCAGATGAAGGTGGCTGAAGAAGCAAGACAGGCGCGCGCATTCTTTGATGCAGCTATGGCCGATCTGCAACCTGAATTGCCAGCTATTGGCGAGCGTGGCAATGCGGCGGGTCGCTACACCTACGCCCTGTGGGAGGACATCAATGCCGCGATCAAGCCGGTGCTGATGGCTCACGGATTCGCGCTGACCTTCCGCACCAGTTTCGAGAATGGGATCACGGTGACCGGCGTGTTGTCACATCGGTCAGGCCACCGCGAGGAAACCAACATCACGCTTCCGGCCGACGCCAGCGGCGGCAAGAACGCCGTGCAAGCAGTCGCGTCCAGTGTGAGCTACGGCAAACGGTACACGGCAGGTGCCCTGCTGAACCTGACCAGTCATGGCGAGGACGACGATGCTTATTCGGCGGTCGGCGCGGACGATATTTCCGACTGGTATTCCGCCATTGATTCCGCCATCGACATGACTGCGCTGAATGCTTTGGCGATCGAGCTCAAAGCTGCCGGACTCAAGGGTAATGCCTTGCGCAATGTCCGCGCCGCTTGGGCGAAGCGCAGTAAGGAGGTCGGCAAGTGAAGGCGAACGAAGCTCAAGAGTCTGCCGATTGGATGGCGGCGCGCGCTGGCAATTTCACTGCCTCACGCAGTTCGGACTTGATGGCGAAAACGCGCAGCGGCCCAAGCGCCAGCCGCGCCAATTTGCTCGCATTACTGGCGGTGGAACGACTGACCGGAGAATGCGTGCAGACGTACCAGAACGGCGCCATGGCGCGCGGGATCGAACTGGAAGCCGAAGCCCGTGACGCCTATGCCTTTTCGCGTGGCGTGGCCGTCGATGAATCCGGTTACGTCGCGACCGATGAACTGCCGCACACGGGATGCAGTCCCGATGGTTTGCTGGGCGACAATGGATTGCTTGAAATCAAGTGTCCCGCGTCGATGCAAAAGCACCTGGATGCACTTCGCACTAGCGCGCATGCCATCGAGTACAAGTGGCAGTTACAACATCAGCTAATGGTCACGGGCCGCGCATGGGTGGATGCGGTCAGTTATGACCCGCGCTTCCCGGAGGCGCTGCAGCTGGCCGTCGCGCGCGTCCTGCGGGACGAAAAGGCAATTTCCGAACTGCGGGACGAAATTGTCATGGCGGATGCCGAAGTCGAGGCGATCCTTTCCGAACTGCAGGACATGGCGAAAGCCGCATGACCTCGCAAACCTTCCGCCTGCCCGCCACTTCCCGCGAGCGCATCGCCGACAACCTGCGCGCGTTCGTGCTGTCGGCATTGCCGGGGAAGGAGTTGCGCGTTGAGGTGTGCGAATACCGCAAGCGACGCAGCCAGGATCAAAACGCGGCTCTGTGGGGCGTTGCATACAAGACCCTGAGCGATGCCACGGGTAACGATCCGGACGATCTGCATACCTTCTTTTTGGGCGAATGGGGCGGCTGGGAAACGGTCCAAGTCATGGGTCAAGTTCGCCGCGTGCCGAAGCGCCGCAGCTCGAAGCTGACGACGGTCGAGTTCAGTGACTTCTACGCATTCATCCAGCAGCGTGCAGCCGAGACGGTAGGCGTGTACGTGCCCGATCCTGATCCGATGCACGGCAGGTTCGCATGACCACCGCGAGTGCCAGCACGACAAAATCAATCTCAATTTATAACCCGATCCATAACCGGAGAGCAGCGTGAGCAAGAACAACAAAACCCCAGCAAACGACGAAGCGCCGAACGTCACCGACATCGCCGCCGATACCATGCTTGGCGATCTGATGGCCTGCCTTGTCGATGAGCTTCGCATGCAGCATCTGTGGCAGGCGATGCCGATGGAGCAGCAGAAGGAAACGATCTATCGCATTCAATCGCGCGTGCAGGAGAACATCCGAACGGCAGTCGAGATCATCGCCAGCGACAACCGACCGACCATTGTGGCGACTGTGGAAAGCGTCACGGTGAAGGATGGTATCAAGGCGGTTGTCACGCTGCCGCGATCCGATGCGCAGCGCCATGAACTGTGCGATGCGACCGGCATGTCAGTGCTGCTTATCGTGGGCGGGGCGGCCGGTTACTACGGCGGCACGGACCAGGTGGCGCCCGATCCGGATCAACCGCCGTTGAATGGCTTCGGCGATGGCGAGCAACGCGATCTGGCGGCATGACAACCACCGCCGACCGCAAGTGGTTCGAGGCTGTCGCGCCCCTTGAGACGTGCAGCCTATGCGGCGCGTTCGGCGTCCAGGTGGCGCATCGCAATGAAGGTCGCGGCATGGGTCAAAAGTCTGCGCGGCACATGACCGCCGCATTGTGCCCCGAGTGTCACCACGCGATCGACAACGGAGCGAAGTTTCTGCAAGGCGACCGGCGCGCCCTGATGGATCGCGCCATCGTCAACACCCACAGCCGGCTGATCGAGGCCGGTGAGATGGCGAGACAAGCTCGAAGCCGCCATTGCCACGCAGACGAAGGAGCCCAAGTCATGACGCTGCCGCAGGATGTGCAGGATGCGGTGGGTGTGCTCGATAACGCATGCCTGAATGGTCGAGTCATCCCAAGCGAAGATGCATGGCAAACCATCCGCGCCCACCTGCTGAGCCAAGACGCGGAGATTGCGAGGCTCAACGCTGAGTGCGAGCAGCGCATGCTCCAGGCGATGCAAAACGGTCAAGCCGCCAAAGTGGCCGAATCCAGAATCGCTGCGGCGGATGCGCTGCTGCTGCGCTACTGCGTGCAGGTTAGCGAGCTGTCAAAGGGGCTTGACCCGCACGATCCGATTTTCACCGATCTACAGAAACTCGGCGCGGACTACATGGCCCATCTGCAAGGAGCTGGCGATGAAGCTTAAGCGCACCGGAGCAGCCAGAGTGAAAGATAGCCACCTTCGCATCCGCGCTCCGAAGAAGATGAGCGGCTTCTGCTGGGGTCGCACCCATTCACTCGACAACGGTATTTGCTACCGCCTTTTCCGCCGCGACCAGCGTGGCGCATTGCACTACTTCATGCGGTCCTACAGCTTCGATGAATTGGCGAACGACCCTCGCATCCGCACGCGAATCGCTCACGAAATCCATCAGGCCCGGCGTGCGCTGCGCGAGCAGGTCGATACCGTGGATCTGGCGTTGATGGGGGTGGTGTGATGGATGACCCCGCCGTGCTCGACCCCTGCTGCGGCATGCGCATGATGTGGTTTGACCGCAGAGACCAGCGCTGCCTGTTCGGCGATCAGCGAGATGAAACCCTTGTCGTCACAGACCGCACGCATCGCACCGACGGAACCCGCGCGCTGTCGATCCATCCGGATGCACGCATGGACTTCCGTTCACTGCCGTTCGCTGACTCGTCGTTTGCATTGGTGGCATTTGATCCGCCACACCTTGTGCGGGCAGGCCCGAAAAGCTGGTTGGCCGGAAAGTACGGAAAGCTCGGCAGCGACTGGCGCGACGACTTGCGCGCCGGATTTTCCGAGTGCTTCCGCGTGCTGAAACCCGAGGGTGTCCTGATCTTTAAATGGTCGGCAGTGCAGGTGGCCACTCGCGATGTGCTGGCGCTGACGCAGCACAAACCCCTGTTCGGGCACCCGTCAGCGAAACGGAGCGGTACGCACTGGTTTTGCTTCATGAGACCAACGTCATGACCGACCCCGCCCTCCAGATCCACTGCGCCCGCGTCTATCTCGCCCAGGCCCGCGTCTGGCGTCATCGTGCGGCCACGATGCCGTGGTACTGGCACAGCTTCTGGCAGTACCTCGAATGGGCGGCCAAGTGCCGTCGTGAGGCGGCGGCGATGCGCGAACCGCAGATGGAGCTATTCGTATGACCCAGACGCCGTACATCGTGGATGCGCATGAACATGAACTATAAGCAACAGGCTTAACGGGCCGCACTTGGGCGCACGTTGGGCTTCCACCCGCATAATTTTTTGCCGAATTCGTCATGCGCCAAAATCGCCTTGGCCGTGGTATCCGACAAAACATCGCGCTTGGAAACATAGATCGGTACCCATCCGGCGCACGGGTTCGACTTGACGGACGGCCTAGTCGCGCATCCAGCCGTTATCCCTAAGCTTGCCAGCAGCAGTGCCAGCAGCAGCGGTTTCCACAGTCTGAGCCGGAGCATCCGGCAGGCGCTGCACTTCGGTATCTGTTTCATGGCGTGACTCCAGTTGCCGGGTTGTCGCCTGCGCCGTCGCAGCATCCTCCTGCGCGTCTCGCGTCTTGACCTGCTCCGACGCCTTACCCTTCTCGCGACCCCACAGCCAGATGCCACCAATCGCGGCCAGGAGGGCGCCGAGCGCGCAGACCAACTTCCACACCTTGGCCCACAGCAGCGCGATCATATCGCCGACCGATAGAACACGTGATCGCCGATGGTCGCTGTCGGCCTGAGTCCAGCCGTCCATGCTGGCGGCTTGACCACCTTGGGCGCGAAGTAGTGTGTAGCGCCGTTCGTGCGGTCGCGGAGCTTTCCACCAACTGCCGCCGCAGCAATGACCAATGCATCGCTGAATTGTGGATCGGATGCCGTCACGGCCAGCAAGCGGACACGGTTAGGATCGTTGTCGTTCCAGCAACTGAACTGCCAAGGCTTCTGGCACACCTCGCGAAATCCCTCACCCCACCAATCCGGCTTGCCGTCGTTATGAAGGTCGATGTCCACGCGATTGGTGATCACGTTCGCTACCGCCGCCATGCCATCCATGCCCTGATTACGTGCTTCACCCCAAAGTGTGCGTGCCAGTGTGTCAATGTCGTCCATCATGCACCCGCCTGATCAGTGTCATCCGGTTCCTTTGCCGGCTGTTTCACCAGTCGTCCGATGATGCCGAGCACCAACAGGATGCCAGTGACCGCATGCGCAACGATCGGATGGATCAGCTGTTGCATCTCCGCCGGTATCGCTACCCACGCGCCCTGTATGGCCAGCGCGGCAGTCATGGCATGCATGCTCGACCAGCGCCATGCCCGTTTCCAGTCGTCTACCAGTTTCATCGCGTCCATCCTTTCATCTTCGGATTGTCGGTCAGCAGTCGATCGCGCCACGCATCGACGTTGTTCACGCGGCGCATCAGATCGACCTGGTTC